AAACGTTAACCATAATAATATAAGTTTAATAACAAAAGATAATATATATACCTCTGAGGTAAAAGAAATTGAAATTTTGGGTAACAATTCTGATCTTTTTATCACTATCCAACCAAAGGTTATTGGTAAGACCATATACCGGATACAGGGTGAAGATGGTTTGGAACAATTATTTCAAATGAATAAGTCAATAATTGCTAGGCCACAATTTGTTAGAAAGTTTCTTTTGGAAAATCTAGGCAAGCCATTCAATGATTTTATGCATATCTACAATGCATACAACCTATACGTTTCAAAACAATACAAATGAACCATTATTTAGACCTACCATCTTGGGCGAACAAGGCTGGCAAACTTAAAAGCTTATTAGAGGCCCAAAAGAGGCTCGTAGAACGATTATCTTATCAAAAGGTGAATGAAGATACCATTTACCTTTTAATTGCCTCTGCGGAGATTTATGAGGTCGCTAATGACCTAATAGATTTTACTCATCATACCCTTACTGAAATCAGATACGATGAGGCTATTGATAAAGGTCAATTGAGGGCTAAATTAGAATTACAAAGTGAGATGCTAACCTTTTACATGAATGAATTTTGCCGAAAAGATTAAGAAACAGCTTAAAATAGAAGATTTTCAGGCTGGTAAGGACTATTTTGAAGACCCAAAGGATTACGAAAATGAAATATTAACCGGAGTCAAATGGGAAATAACCAAATATGGTCACAAAAGACTTGATCAGCATTGTCCGTACAAACAGGGACAACTAACGACAATAGTGGGCAATAGTAACGTAGGAAAGACAACACTAATAACTTATCTATTAAGCAGATTAATAAGAGACAAAAAGATTATAATCTATTCTGCTGAAAACAAAGTAAGCCAGCTTGCTAGGCTTTTAATTCAGTTTACATTCCAAAGCCACGATTATGCTAAACACTTTGACTTTATCCGGCAGCAATGCATATTTATAAAACACGTTAAGCAGTATACTTACAAAGACATACTTGAACAAGTAGCAATTGCACAAGACTTTGGCTTTAATCCTGATATAGTTTTTATTGATCCTTATAATTCTCTTAAAAAGGATCGTAAAATGAATAGCCACGAATACGATTATGAGGCTATAGAAGATTTTAGAATATTTTGTAAGAACACAGGCATTAGCATATTCCTTAATTGCCATACGGTAACAGAAACTCAAAGGCTTAAACCCGATAAGATGGGAGAGCTTCCAAGGCCAATGGCATCCGATACAGAGGGTGGTGGTAAGTTTATAAATAAATCAGATGATGTTATGTGCATACACAGAAACTTATACCACATGGATACACAGGAAAGATTTGTAAGTCATCTCTACATTGACAAAGTGCGAAATACAGAGGGCGGTGGTTTTCCTACTCCATATTTAGAACCTATTAGATTTACATTTCGCAAGGATTGGACAGGATTTGACACATCGGAAGATACTATAGAAAAGTATTATCCAAGTGTTCAATCTTTGCCTTATAAGGACGATGCACCATTTTAACATGAATCACGGATCATTATTTAGTGGAATAGGAGGCTTTGATTTAGCTTCAGAATGGATGGGATGGAAAAATGTGTTTCATTGTGAGTTGAATGAATTTGGACAGAAAATACTTAAATACTATTGGCCTAAAGCAAAATCTTATGATGATATTACCAAATCAACTTTCATTGAATTTCGAGGAGAAATTGACATCCTTACAGGAGGATTCCCATGTCAACCTTTTTCAAATGCCGGAAAACGACAAGGAACAGACGATGATCGCTATCTCTGGCCGGAAATGCTTAGAGTTATTCGAGAAATCGAACCTCGGTGGATCGTTGGCGAAAACGTTCGTGGGCTTGTTAATTGGAATGAAGGGATGGTATTCGACACGGTGTGTTCTGACCTGGAATCTCAAGGTTATGAAATTGTCCCGTTATTACTTCCAGCTGCAAGCGTCAACGCTCCGCACAAAAGGGACAGAATTTGGTTTGTTGCCTACTCCAAAAACAACAGATGTGGAGGGTGGAAAAGCGAACAATACACAATACAAGGACGGCAGTTATTTCAGGCAAAACAAAAATGGGATAAGATGGGGAGTAAAATTGAGGGATGTAGTAGAAAACAATCTATTACCAACACCAACAGCCAGATGTTGGAACACGGGCACAGAGAAAGAAAGACCGGAGAATCAACCAACCAGAAGAAGCGAATTGAATCATTTAATGGCCCAAGAAAATGGGAAAGCTTCCCAATTGTCTCCCCAATTTGTCATGGAGATGATGGGCTTTCCTCCAAATTGGACGGAATTACCTTTTCTAAATGGAGAAAAGAATCAATTAAAGGAGGAGGAAATGCAATAGTGCCACAAGTGGCATTACAGATTTTTAAAGTAATTGAACAAATAGAATCAAATCAATAACTACTGCTTTTTCTTATATCCATTATCCCAAAGAAATTGAGATAAATCTTTACCGTGTCGTAGAACAGCAGTTTCGTCAAGATCAGGAAACATGATGTGTAATTTTTCGTGAATTAATACCTCTAAATGCTTTTTGGCATATTTAGGTTGTCTTAATTTTTCCCAAAGGTGAATCTTATTCTGATGAACGTAAGCATAACCCCATACGGTGCGTAGCTTACGATATTCCACCTTTGTTTTTTTCATATTACAATCATTTGCACATCTACCTTGCCATTATTGTTTTGTAATACACACCAACCATTATCCCATCCACTATAAGGAGCATATCCAGCACCTTTGCGACACATTGCCGGAGTAACCCAAGATTCGCCAAATTTACCATCTTTACTCTTACGGCTGATTGAATGATCGTTCCGGTGGCTGTGAGATGCTAAAATTTTTACATCATAACGGCCCTTAAAAGTTTGCCATTTATCTAATAAGCTTACTGATGGAAATTTACCACCACCAAAACCACCAAATTCGTGACCATGAACAATATCTAAATCACCGTATTGAATGTATTTGAGATTATGTATAAAATGAACACCAAGTTCACCACAACGTAGTAATTCCTGAACCTGTATTCCACGCAAACGAAATATTTCCCTAGCATTATTTAACAAGTACCTTTCGAGCCAGTAGTCATGGTTCCCAGCCTTAAAATAAACGTGATTAAATTCTGATTTAAGTGCCTTCAGTATTGTGTGACATATCTCTAATTCCTTTTCATACTCAACAGCATTATGACTTTTAAGATGTCTTGTAAGTTGTTCAGAATCTAATAAATCACCATTGATTAATAAGGCAGTTTTATCCTTCGTATTGTTTAGAAAAGCCTTGTAAGTATTTACATCTAAATGTATAGAATGTAAATCGGCAATAACATTCAAAACCTTTATAGAATCAGGAATTACAAAAGGATCATCCCAAGGTCTTAACTCTGTATTTAAATTTTCTTTAGCCCAACTTTCAAAACCATTGTAAAAGAACTTTGTTAATTCAGGATTACTAATATCATTTCTGAGATTGTTTCCTAGTGATCCTGTCACATACCTTACTAAAGTCCTTGCATCTTCAACAGATTTAAATTTATCAGGATATTTCTCAAATACTGCCTTTGCTATGGCTATTTTGGATTTAAGCTTACTTTTAGTAATAAAATCCCTGATTAATTGGGTTTTATTCATTCCTGAACGACAGCTTCAGTTATTACAGAAACATAATCACCAGTAATTGTTACCCCAAGCTTTTGTGCCACAAAATCCCAAGCTTGTTCATTCTGTGTCCAATTTTGATAATCATCACCAGTCATTGTCAAATTACCTTCAGCAATAGCCTCTTTGTTATTTGTCATAAGTGTGAAATAAAATTGTGCTGCATCTTTAATGTTGTCTGCAATCACAAATGCATTTAAAATGGTAGCATCTTTTGTGCCACCAGGCTTCCAAATAGAGATAGGTTGAATTGTTTTCATATTGCAAATTTAGTTTAAATTACGACTAAAGCACCAGCACTAACCCGTGCGGTTATTCCTACAAATAATGTGCAAGCATCAAATGTTACCTCAAAAGCAGTAACTCCTTCTTCATAGGCAGTTCCTGATGTAGGACATGATGATGTTGTTCCTGAAGAACCATAAAAAGATGATGCCACACCACTAGATGCATTTCTTACGCTAAATTCTACGGTATCTCCATCATTCACCGTAATGGCAGTACCACGTTGGGCACAAGTGGTTGCCGTGGCTCCTATGCTTGTGGCTAATGCAGTCCATCCTCCGCTATTGATATTGTAGTATAGAGACCAGTTTTGTGTAGAAAGATTAGCTTCTAACCTTGCAAAAATGTTTCTATTTTTTGCCTGCAAAGCATTATGGTCATAACCATACCATTCACTAACCCTTGCCGGATTTGCAGAGTCCGGCTTTTTGCATGAGTAAACATTTATAGTGGCATAGGTTCCATCTTCTGCCTCATTTAGTGCTATTGATGTACCTGATGTTCTACCAAGTTCTAAATTAATGTCATTCAACGACAATGGCCCTGATAATGGTAATGTCATTTCTTCAATTCGTTAATTTGATTTTGTAAATCCTTAATAGCTTCAATCAGTAACGGAACAAGTTTTTCATATTGCACGGTTAGGTAATCTTCACCGCTTATTGACTTGTTATATCCGTTGTTATCAAATGGAGCCAACTTAACCGCTTCAGGCAACACCTCTTGTACATCTTGAGCAAATACACCTACTAAACTTTCATTTGTGTTATACCCTGCTAATTGATTGGCAAGGTCATTCCAATTATAAGTAAAGCCTTTAAGTTTCTGCACTTTCTCAATAGGACTCTCAATGTCTTTGATGTTTTCTTTTAGTCTTCTGTCTGATGAATAGGCAACGATGTCATTACTTGCATCTATCCTACCATCGGTAGCGTTAGGGTTTACGTTCACTCCTAATGCTCCCGTTGTAACCTTTGCATCACCCGTTACCTCTAATTTATATGACGGAGTATTACCAATACCAAGATTTCCACCTGATGTTAAAGTCATCAAAGTAGACATAGTAACAGAATTACCAACCGTAACCGTTTGAGCAGAACCTGCAAACCACTTATGTTGCCCTCCGTTTATAGTATAAGCTCCTCTTCCAATATTAATTCCAGTAGAACTTAAAAATGCTTCAGCGGCAGATGTAGATGGAGTGACTGCATAACCTAAAACTGGGCCTCCATTTGAATATTCAGTTCCTAAAGTTGTAATTTCACCATTGGTATAATAACCCTTTATAAGTACCGTTCCATTTGTTGATGAGTCTGCTCCTGATGTTATTACACCTATAATTCTTGAATTTCCATTTATCTTTTCACTACCATTTACTTGAAATTTTTCACCTGAATCAGATGTACTACCAATACTAACCCTTTCTGAATCGTGAATAGTCATTATTGAACTGAATGTTGAACTTTGGTATTTACCAATGTTCATCTTCCAACCCGTGCCATCTGTTGTAAAATAAATATTTCCACGTTCAGGTGATGATGATGTCCCTACATTAAATCCTACCTGACCAGTAGCTGAATTAGCACCAATTTTACCAACACCACTTTCTGTGTTACCTACGGTAAGTCTGTCATTAGTTTGGTCCCAAAATAAAGCTGCTTCTGATTTGATAGTTTTTGTACCATCAAAGAAAGCAACCTGATTAGTTGAACCGCTACCTGATACTCTATCGTCTAATGTTATAATACTTCCGTCATTGGCAAATCCTAATATACCCTGAGCAGAGCCCGTAAATGAACTTGCTGATGTATAAGCGTTTAAATATAATTTACCATCTCCACCTAATTTTAATCTTTCTGTTGCAGTTCCAGAGGCAGTATTTACTTTTAAATTTAAATAATTACCGGCATTACTTCCCGAATCAAATGTTACTCCAATATTTGTATTTCCGTATGAAGAAGAAAATTTAAAATTTAAAACATCAAGATTACCGGATATAAATTTTAATACTCCGGTATTACTTAAATTCATTCTTTCTGCTCCGGCAACTCTAAAATAAATACTGCCACTTGCATTAGAACTATTTAAAGTTAATCCATTCGCATCACTTTGCTCAACGGCAGTACCATTGATTGTTAAATTAGTTCCAACCGTAAGTTTATCATTTGCTGCATCCCAAGTAAGTGTACTTTCAGATGCAATTGCATTAGTGCCAGTAAAATAAGCTATTTGAGTATTTGAACCAGTACCAGTAATTCCATTAATAGCACTTAACTGCTTTTTTTCCCAAAGGTTAGTGCTTGTGTTATAAGCTAATATATCGTTGTTAGATGGACTTTGAGCAGACACATTGTGCAACTCATCCATCTCATAACCATTCTGACACTTAACAAATATCTCTCCGGCAGATGCACTTATTTTAACTGCAAAGCCAACATAAACAAGATGGTTCGGTGCGTATTGTTTGGTCTTGGTAAATTGACCTGCAGTAGAAGAAAGATACAATGCATCACCTTGTGTATAGGTTGATGTGTCTAATCCACGAACAAAACCCTGAACCATTACCCATCCTTCAGCACCAGTAGCAATAGGTTCTGCTACAACACCCAATACTTGTGCTGATGTAGCATCACTCGTATTTACTGCTCTTTTAACACTAACTCGCTGACCACTTGCACCAAAAGCATATACTACCGTTCCTTTGGTTAGCGTAAAGCTTTCAGCATTATGCACCAATGCCACAACCTCTCCACCAAGTGGAATAGTAACATTGCCACCTTTTAATGTCAATACTAAACTACCCTCATCATTATCCCACTTTAATCTACGTTCGGCATCCGCTGCTACCGGAGTTTGTGCAAAGTCAATAGATTCTACTGATAGTATATTATCAGTCTTATTATATGTAAGTCCGGCATCTCCACCAAATGCACCGCCATCGTTGAACTGAACTTGAGTATCTGTTCCGGCAGGGCTTGCTGATGCTGAACTAATAGTGATGACCTGACCACTTTCAGTTAGTGTAACATTAGCACCTTCCTGTAATAATGGGCTTGTGTTGGTATTTTTTATTGCCATTTAATTGATAATAAATGTTCTTGGTGTCTGAATTGTTGGAGTAGCATTATAAATAGAATGATGAAATGTTCCCCATTCATCTAATGAACCACCAGTTGTTGTAACTGATCCATCGGAAGATGTATTGTCTTTTGTGTGCAATTCAAAATAAGTTCCATCAGTTAATGTTTCTGATGTTCTATTTGTATATCCAGTTGGAGTACCTGGATTGCCACCATTAATATTTACTACAAAAGCAGCTAAAATTCTTTCAGTTCCTGATACATCTATTGCATTCCAAGTAATTGTATCATTAGCACCTTTATTAGTTGATTTAGATTCTACGGTTATAAATGCATCACCCCTAAATGAATATATTTGACCAGCAAATGTACTTCCTGTATTACTTGGTGTTGTTCTTGATACTACCTCACTTCCACTTTCTGATCCAGTTGCTAATTTGGTATACAAATGGATAAATCCATAGTTATTATTTGTCTTAATAAGATTTTGTAATGTCCACGAACTATTAACCGTAACAATTGATCCATTTCCTCCATTCCAAACTAGTAAATACAATAAATCCCTTGCTGCTAAAGTTGGGTAAGTAAAACTGAAATTAAGGTCAGTATCTTGTCCTAATGTTCCTTTGGCTTGATATACTGGTGCTGGCATATTAAGCTGCGTTTCTTCTAATTCTAATAGATAAAGTAACTCTTGTAACCGTAGTTGCTGAATCTACATTAAATCTTAAAATATCATTTCTTGTCAATGTAGTAGTCCAAGATGTCAATGCTGTATCTTGATTTTTTTGTGCTGATGATAATGTTGGTTTTTCAGTACCAGTTATTGTATCTGCAACCGTTGGTGGAAAATTAGCATAAGTATCTTTCCACACATCAACTACAATACTTCCTGATGCGTTAGCTAAAATATCCCATCCCAATACCGTGCAGTTATATGGGACAACTAAATCAGCTTTCACTCCAGTAGTTATAGTTGATCCTCCACCATCAATAACAATTTGGAGATTGTCATAAGCATCATCAAGAAATAGAGTTGAATCTGCTATGTCATCAGCAAATTGTCGCATATCACCTTCGGTTATTTGCCTGGTTGTATTATCGGCAAATGTTCCGGCAGTATCAAAATATGTTGTTTCAAAACCAGCTTTAGATAATTGACTCATTATTTTATGAATTTAATCCTATTGAAAATCCTTTTGTAAAACCGACAGCTGCATTATCTGTAATATCAAATAATTCTAAAAACTCACATTGATAAGTATTAGCATAAAAATTTATAGATAAACTTATTGGCAAATATTTACGATTATTATCTATTGTTTCCTGTAATGTATCTATTGGTGAAAAAAATGTATCATTAGAATACATATCACCAATCAACATTCTCCAAGGTCTATTATATTGACTTGAATATGAATCCATAAAAATTTCTTGCAATGTTTTGGATTCACCAAATGCTGTTCTAGCCCATTTATCATAACCTATACCTGAACTATTTCTCAAGTAACCGTTAAAAGATAAGTCTGAAGAATTGGCTACATAATTATATTTAAATTGCCATACATTAGTTGAATAAATATTTATTCCATTTGTATTAAAAAATGTATCTCCAAAATCTAATGTAATTCCAAATGATGGTAATGTTTGACCTAAATTAGTTAAAGAACCATGGACTATTTCTTTTTGTATTGGAGTAGGATTTTCATTTTCCATATCCTGTTCCAATGTCTCATAGTCAGGCAATGGCTTACCTTCACCTAATATTTCAGCAGTAATTTTATCAATTGCTAAATTAACTTTTATGCTTTCATCATATTTCTGTATTCCTTGTAAAATCCATTGAACAGCATTCGTAGTGCTATTATAATCAACGGGTCTTACAATGTCCGGTAAACTTTGTGCATTTTTATCTTCTTTTAATTCATAATAATGAATATAAGTTCCTATAAATCCAGCAGGTGTATATGTACCGCTATTATCATATAATTCTGTTCTTATACCAATTGGTAGATTAGCAGTTGCCCTTGCTTTTAACCGATCAATAGCAGCAGCAGTAGTTGCCTCTTTAAATTCAACTTCATTAGCATTAGGAAAATATACTTTTATTTGAAATGGCTTACCATTTAGATAATCTAAACTAGGTGTTATTGTAATAGGATCAACCGGAGCACTGCATACGGTTTCGTATTCAACAAACTCATTAGCTTTATCACGATCTAAATAATAAATAATTGGTTGGTCAAGTGTTGTCCAAAATCCTTCATTATTTAAAAAATAATCTCCGTATTGTATTTTAAATCTTACACGAAGATACCTGAAATCAAAAAGTATATTAGGATCATCTAATTTGCTTCTTGATACTTTAAATCTTATGTTAATTCTAAGTTTATCCATAGTTCCCATTTTTAGATTAATGCTATCTGAAAGCAAATAATCTAATCCGCTATTGGATATACTTGTAAATGTTACAGCAATATTATTATTACCTAAATCTTCATAATTTAATACAACACCTTTTGATGGATCATTAATAATTTGAAATCCGTTTAAATCAGGAACAAGCTGTATTGATTCATCTGCTATATAAGCATCCCACTTTAATCTGCTTGTTAATTTAAAATCACCGTTTTCAAATATATTTTTCCTATTACCTAGATTGTAAAGAACTCTAATTGATCCATAACCTGGCATAATGCGTAACCTTTGATTTTGGTTAGCCCATACCATTCTATTAGTATTAAAACTATTCTTTAATTCTTTTACAGGATTATATGTTGAGTTACTTACATACAAACCATTAGAATCATATTGACGATATTTAAATTGAGTAATTCTTTCCTCAACACGAATAATGTGCCAAATGTTATTCCATTGCAATATCTGTGCATTATATGGTTCTAAAATCCATTTTAATACATCAGCACAAGTTGGATTATCTTCTAATTGATAATATCTTGATACATCAACATAAGCTTGATCTAGTGGATCATCGGCATTTGTTTTATTCATTGTATCAGCATAAATATTTAATGCTGATCTTATACTTAAACCTAAATTTAGTTTTTTAAGAATAAAAGCTATTAAAACAATTTGTTTAATATCACCATCTAACCTATTGCCGAAATCATCAAGAAAAGGTATATTCTTTAATTGTGGCAATGTATCTGATGCAATTATAGTTACAGGATAAGGAGGATTAATAAATGCTTCTTCAAATTGATTGGTTAATACCTTCCCAGTCCAAACATCAGTACCATTAATTGAATGTACTATCCTATATTTTTCAGGATCGTTAGTATATATAGTGTCAAAAAAATTACTTGTTTTAGATATTAATGTTGCCTCAATTTCGCTAGAAAGTATTGGCATGAATTTATCACGTTCACTTTCACCTCTCAAACGATAAATAGTTGGATCAGTAGTTCCATCAACATCAGTTATACTACCCGTATATCCTTTTTCTTTAATTTCAGTTTTATGAAATATTCCTAAAGGAGTTTTATACTCACATCTATATTTTGTTCCATAGGTTGCAGCTATACCAATATTGAATGTTATTGTTGCCCTACAATTAACTTCATCTCTAGCATAAACTGTATAGGTTCCTGGTAATAAATTACTAAATGTGGCTGAATTTTGACCATACCCAAATGCGAAATCACGATTCAACAAATATTGAATACTTCCATTACTTGTTGTTGCTGAAATAGTTACAGAACCATTTGCAGTAGTTGCACTAGATGCATTTGTAACAACAGGAAGATTTGTGAATTGTAAATCACAAACAACTGGAATATTACAGCTAGGATGATTTTCTAATAATGTATATTTAAAATACGGAAAAGATGGCTGTCTTTCATACTTTACTTTTGAACTACCTACACATAAACTTACTTGCTCTAAACTTTCTGATTTATAATAATCACTATACTTATTATTATATAAGAATGTTACAGGAATATTATTACCTGATGTAATTGAGCCTCCGTTTTTATAAACAATAAATCTATTATTTACATCTGACCAGAATACTTCAACTACATCCCCTAAATTATAACTTCCATAGGGACTAGCTTGCTTCCAAAGTATTGATGCTAATTTATATTCAGCCACCTTTTCTTATGTTATTATCGTAATTAGTTTGATTTATAACAGCAATTAAATCTCTTCCTGAACCTACTAAGGTTCCTGTAACTTCTATTCTTGAACTACTTGAATTAATTGATCTTGTATTTCTATTGGACGTTCTTTCAGCTATTTTTTCTCTTTCTTGCTCACGTTCATAAGCTTGAGAAATTCTACTTTTAGTATAAGCAGCAGCACCAATCAAAGCAATACCAGCAGCAATTGCTATTCCCCCCTTACCCAATCCCTTAAATAAATTATCTAATGCATCTTTACCAAGACCAATTTGAATTAATTGTTTACCAAATAACTCCATAAAATTAGCAATAGAATTAATTATATTTCTTCCAAAATCTTTAAATTCAATTCCACCAGCTACTAATTCACCAAGAGAAGCTGATAATTGTTCTATTTCATTTTGTCTTAATTGTGTTAATTGTTGACCTAACGCTTCATTAAATTGTTTAGTTTGATCTGCAATTGTTTTTTGAGCACCTATAATTTTATCAATTATTTCTTGCATCCATTTAGGTAACTCTACCTTGCCATCTAAAAAAGACATAACAAAAGCTAAATTAGCCTTTCTACCTTCTTCAGCCAATTTTTCTCTTGCCTCTTCAAATACCGTTTTAGGAAATAATGATTTTAAATCTATTTTTAAATTATTAATAGATCCTAATCTTTTCTCTAATTCAGCTAATCTAATTTTTGTTTGATCCGCAACTTGTGCAATGCCCGTATTTGTTGCAGCAAAAACATCTTTTGTTCCAGTTGTAAATTTTTCAAGTACTTTTTTAAAATTATCCATTAGAACCATTTCTTCACGAATAGCATCTTCAATTTTATTATTGAACATATCTATCGCTTTCTCCTTTCTTTTTATATCAGATTCTAATGTTTCATCAGCCTTTAATCTTGGTAATCCACCATAACCAGTAACAGATTCTTTGCCACGCATACTTTCTAGCCTATCAAGTTCTTTTTGAGAAACTGCCTGAGCCCTTAAAAGATCAAGAACTTTTTTACTAGCTTCTGCCATACTTTCTTCAGCAGCAACCATTTGAATTTTTCGTGCGTACTGACCATTTACATCTTCAAGCCTTTTAACTAATTGTTCATTAGTTACTTTTTCTAAATCTAATTTTTTTAAAAAATTAGGATATTTGGAATCTAGTTCTTTTAATAACTCTAATCTAGTTTTAGAATGAATATTTGAATTTGCTATTGCGTTAACTAATAGATTTATATCTGAAATTTCATCAGTTAATTTTTGACTTTCTAATTTTTTTGTAAATCTTTCAATACCAATAATCATTTCAGAAATTATTGACATTGTATTTTTAAATACAGCACTATCGCCAATATTTACTTTTATATTATCCCATGCAGCATTAATTCGTGCTATACTTGTAGCAGCAGTTTCTGCAAAGCCAGGCATTTTACCAAGTTCTTCTTTGGCAATATCTCCTACTATTTTTGTAAATTGAGCAACTGATGCTGATTCAGAACCAACATCACCAAGTTTTTCACGAAGCCTTACTAATGAAATACCCAAGTTATCTAGGATCATTGGTGATTTACGACCAATACCCATAATAATTGATTCAACTAAATAATCAACTGATTGACCAGTTTGCTGTGCTCTTAATGTGGCAAATTTGAAAAGTTCAGGTAATTGTTTAAGATTAATACCAAAGTTTGCTGCTTGAACAGATCGTTTCATTAATTCAAGTTCTGAAACCGTTCCTCCAGTAACTTCTTTTAATTGCCTCATTAATTCTGTGCTGCCTTCTAATGTTTTGAATGCAGCACCAACAGCTTGAGCCTCTCCACCTAATTTTGCTAACTCAACACCAAATTGACCAATATTTTGTGCAGCAAATACACCAACAACAGCATTTTGAATATTGCTTAATTGCTTTTGAAATGCATTTAAATCTTTACTTGCTTTAGCTAATGCTCCTCCAAATTGAGCAATATTAGCTACAATCTGTACCGCTACGGTTGGTGTTACTTTTGCCATTATTTTAAATCTTTAATTTTTGAAGATGCGGAACTTCCAAAAAAATACCCATAAATAGAAACCACTACACCCTCTATAATACCCAAAAAGTGTATAAATAATTCTTTATTCTGTAATTCATTATTTGTCAACATAACAAGGCAATAGGTAAGAATGCCTAATCCAGCTACACATAAAAACCACATAAGCCAATCTATATGGCCTGTTGCTTTTAAAAATTCTTGCTCTCTGATTCTTGCAGATGATCTATCCTGAATTTCTAATTCTTTTTCTTTAAGAAGATTATTTTGCAATACTTCTAAATGCCTATTAACTTCTTTCTCAGCTTCTATCTTTGCCTGAGCCAATTCTTCTTTATTAGTAATAACATTATCAAGTACCTTACCTACGGAATTGATAATATCACTACCACCTGAAGACAATATTTTTTTTATAAAACTCATTTTATCTCATATATAAACCAACCAATTATTGCCCCGATAACCGTAAATACAATAATTAAAGTTTTAAATGATCCTTTTATTTCCGCTTTCCACAATTGAATATCATCAATCTCATGTTCAGCTTTTAAAAGCCTGCCATTAGTCTTTGTAGTTTGCTCTAGGATAGCATCTATCTTTTCGTCAATGTGACGAATACGCTCTTCCAATATGGATAGTAAATTGCTTTGCTGTTCAGGGGTCATACTAATTTCTCAGTTACATCAAATGTTACAATATCACAAAAAGCGTTTTTACCTGATACCTGGAAGAATGCCTGTGCCTGCCATAAGCCAGTTTCATCAAGATCAGTATTACTAAATGTGTAAATTAATTTTGTTGTTTCTGTTATTGTTGCTGTCCACGTTCCGGTAGCACCGGATGGTTTCTTATACTTAATAGATGTATTTGTGGCTCCTATTGAGGACAAATTAACCCCTGTGTCTAGTTTTATGGATAAGTATCCTTGTGTATTAAATATCATGGTTCAATAATTACCGATGTATTGTTTGAATCTAACTCTATATTTCTAGCAAAAGATTTTTGATTAATAGAACTATTAGATAAGCTAGTTTTTAATATATGACTATTTATATAGCTATTCAAATTAAGACCTCCTAATAGACTATTAAAATCCTCTGATGGTACGTTTTTAAGTAAAAAGGCCGTCTGCCCATTTAGGGTATAGTTACCCGAAATAGCAGCCAAATTAAGTACACCGACAAAACTTACTGGTAACGATGTTATATTATATTGACCAGTTTCAGCAACAATTACTAATCCTCTTAGAAAATTGCTGTCATTGCCTGTGAGTGAATAATTGCCTTGTGAAGATTGTAATATGATTCCAGCAGGGAAATTGGCATCTAGTCCAAGTAATTGATAATTACCTTGCCCTGATGATATAACATATCCTCTTTTAAAATTAACAACCTGACCAGTTAATGAATAAACTGCCTGATCAGCAGTTAATGTGATGCTAGGAGTTGCCTTTGATAAGGTAGCATCTAACCCTGTAAATAGATAACTGCCTTGCGTTATTGGCAGTATATGTGTCCTTTTTAAATTAGCATCAGAACCATTTAATTGATAGCTTCCTTGTGAAGCAATTAATAATACGACTTTTGAGAGATTTGCATCTTGACCATTTAAAGAATAAGCAGCCTGAGATGCAATTAAAACACTTTGTTTTACAACATTAGCAGCAGTACCATTGAGTTGGTATGTGGCTGAATCAGATGTAAGTACAAATGTCTTACTTAAATTATTATTTACACCTTGTAACGCAAACGATCCGGCATCAGCCTGTAAGGTGTAATCACGTTTTAAATTAGCGTTCTGACCATTAAAATTAAACGATCCACTATCGGCAGGTAAAACGGCTGCTGCACCAGTAAGTAGATTATTTAATAATAATGGTAATAACATATCTTATAATCCAAAAAAGCCTTGCATACCAAATGGGTCAACTGGAGTAAATCCAGTATCTATATTAAATGAAATAGTTAATGATGAACCCTGAATACCACTTGCTCCACTTGCACTCCAAGCAGTAGCAGTTAGTGAATGAGTTCCGGCATTGCCAAGCCAAGGGTCAGGGTCTCCGGCATTATCACCATATAAGAAATATGGAGCAGTATTTTCAGTTCTACCTTGTGTTGAAGAGCCACTTAAATCTAAACGAACTGAGCCAACCGTATCATCAGGTGTAGTTCTTGCTCTAATTGCAACTGCTGATAAAGTAGGAACATCTGTTCCAATTGATATAGTATCGTTATTTATTAAGTCTCTTACAAAAACATTTGTAGTAGCATTCCATAACTCAAATTTATCAACCGTCTGTTGCTGATATTCATACCAAGTAACTCGCCTCCATGCAGTAGCATCGTTACCTAATGTCAACTGAGTTTGTGATACGTTGTTAGTTGCAGCAGCAGTAGATTGTAATTGATATGCAAATGTCGATGATGCGTCAGTACCGGCAGTATTTCTGTATTGTGCAGATAAAGTACCTTTAGTCCAGTTTGTTCCTGTAAGTGTACCCCAAGTATTATCGTCAGCAGTATTCCAGTTAGCAACCGTTACGTTATTTGGATTTGCCGGAGTGATGCCAGTCACGGTAATAGTAGCTGCTGCTGCTGCGTTTGTAGTTGCAATTTGTTCAGTTGCCCATACGTTCGTGCTTGTATCAGGACGAAACACAAGCATAACGGCAGTTGTGTTCGTGCCGGCTGAAAAGTCAAAACGTGGGTTTGCTGCCCAAGTACCGTTATATCTTGCCCAATATGTCTCAAGTGCTACGTTAGTAGTACCTACATTTTGACCTATTGATGTCCACGTTTGTCCACCAGTTACACCAACACTAAATGTGGCAGTACCTCTTTGAGTCAAGTATACAATAACTAAATCTCCATTCAACATTGATGTTGGTGGAGTCAAAGTTATCGTTGTGGTTGCGTTTGTTGCAGCAGCACCATCAACCGGAACACTTGTAGCACCAAAAAAAGTAGGCATTACAAATACTTCTTATATTCGTTTTCTGATATTAATTGAATAATTTCTTCGTCTGTTAGTTCTGCTGAAAAAACAAACGGAGATCGTGAGCATTGCTCAATTCTAACTCCATCAACATAACGGTTGCACTCAACCATTACTTCAACGGTAGTTTCTTTAACTACCTTTTCAACTATCTCAACATTCGTAACCATAAATTGTTAAGTCTAAAGAAATTGCAGCGTCCGTTGTTATTTTAAGTCTGTGGTCAGCAGTAACCGCAGTTATGCCATAAGGCAATGATATAATTGCACCTGGTCTTGAGTTAGCACTTGGTGCAAATGAACCCGCCCAAACTAATTGGTCTGTACCAGCAGTATATGTTGTATCACCTGATGCACCAAACCATAATATTACTCTTGCTCCAGTTGTTGCATAAGATGATATAGCCAAATATGTTATGCATATCTTCTTAGTTGATGATGGAGTCCAAATATCAGTACCAGTTTGTGTAGTAGTATAGTTTGCACCTTTCCACACTTGCATACCTGCGTCAATGTGTGCTACTAATTGTCTACCAAATACATCTGATATTCCATTTGCTCTATCACCAGTTGCTACCGCAGTTGGAAAAGCGTTTTCTGCTTGAAATCCTATTTTAACTGGATTTCCTGAATCAGCAGAGTCATGGGCAACATCACCTTCAATATTCAATCCATCTGTAACCGATACGGTTCCATCTACGGTAATAGAGTTACCGCCATCAGCAATATTTAAATGCCCTGTTGCATTTGTGGAAAGAATTTGAGCATTGGTTCCATCAGTTCCACCTACCTGATAAAGCTTAGTAAGAGCAGCGGAACCATCCGTTGCTACAACATCATCAAGTAATTGTAACGATGTAATTTCAGTTGCTTGGTTAGCTGATGTAGCTGCTCCGGTAGGTAATGATACGGTTCCTGATACGTTGTTTATGTTCCATGTGCCGGATTGTGTAGCTGCTACCGTGCCGGTAACCGTTGCATTTAAGTTAGCAGCAGTTGCCTGAGTAACGGTAAAATTACCAGTACCAGCATTTGCAGTAACCGTTCCAGTAACCGTCACATCGTTATTTGTTCCAAGATTAACAAGGATACCATCAGTAGCATTACCTCTTTGCCTATCCCAAGATGTACCGTTGAATACTAAAAGCTTTGCTCCAACATCAATGTGATTTTCAGTATTAGCTTCTCCGTCAGCGTGTGCAGCATCCAATGGCACATCAGATGTTCCATCAGATAAAATAACACGATAAGCAGTAGATGATGGCTGATTTGCAGTAACCGTACCATCTACCGTAAGACTACCTGAGTTATCTGTAACCGCAACGGTTCCAGTAATGCCGACAGAACCTTCAATTGGCAGAGGATTTGTACTTGCGACATCTCCATCACTTGTGCCATCTGCTCCAATAGTTATCTTTACCCGTTGGTACTTTACACCAGCAATATCATCGGTGGCAATAACATCACCACCAGTACCTGTATTTAGCGTTGTGTTATCTGCCATGTGTTATTAAGCTAAAGTTGCAAATCCAGTTGTAAAGTCAATGGTAAAAGTTTCTCCGTTTTGTAAAGTCACGTTTGCACCATAATCATACCATCCAATTAATGGATCGGCAGGGCTAGTAGGATCATCATTATACAAAACAACATATCTAAATGTAGCTACCGTTCCTGATGCAGTCAGAACCAAATCATTTGCAGTAAATGATACGGTTCCTGATGTTTGTTCTGCTGTAATTCCGGTAATTACACGGCTTGAAAGGTTAGTATAGCTGATCTGTGTTAAATCAGCCAATACGCTATTAGTTGATATTGGTGCTGATGCAGTTAATGCTACGGTAACCGTGCAAGTGCTATCACTTGTAAAGTTGTGAACACCTTTTGCAAGGTCTTCTACAAACTGATTGAATTTATTAAAAGATGCCATTATTTATTTATATTAATTGTCTTTGGGAATAATTTTTCTACTTCTTCAGGACTCATTGGTTTTTGTTGTTCTTCTTCTTTATCAAAGCTTAATTTTATCAAATCCGTTTCTTTAAATGGAGTAGGTTTAGTTTTAGAGTCCCTCATATAGTTTATTATTAAAACCCATATTTTTCTAATCCTTAACCATTCAAATTCTTCTTTTAAATCATTATCCTTTTGTTCTTTTTCAAATCTTTTTATATAAAGACCAAACTCATACCAGGATAATTCAAAAAATTCTTCTACACTTAATTTTAAATATACAAAGGCAAAGTCAAGATATTGTTCTATGGTTATTTCGCTTGTATCCCCTCTTGATTCAGAGGGGTTTCCACGTTTGGGATTTCCATATTTTCAGCTGTTTTCTGCTCCATAGATTCAAATCCAAAATCATCAATCCATGCAGCGACTTCATCTTTGCTATATTCAGGTTGTTTATACAATCTTGAATAAGCAACAGATGCAGTCCAATACCAAGTTATTTGAGCATCAATATCATTACCATCAAGTAATGTAGCCATGTCATTTAACTTACACTTCATTTCTTTACAAAATAAAGCAGCTTGCATTGTGCCAAACTTAAACCCACGTTCAGCACCAAAAACATTTATCTTAACTATGCCTTTGTATTGATCCATTAAGAAACGTATTTAGCCCATGTTCCGCTGATTTCAAATGTGCCACTAAAAGTAGTTGCAGCATTTAAAGGCCCAGTAAATGAAAGAGTATTCAAATAAGCTTGAGCATAAATTGTTAAATTGGTTTGATCACCAATTCCAATAGAAACTTCAGTCTTATTTTTGTGAATATCAATCAAATCATCAAGAGCATAAGTTGATGATGGGTTATACAATCCCTCAAATTCTACCGTTGCACTATTTCCTGACGGGAGAACAGAACGTTGACCGTTATTGTCCTTGCAAGTCACATCAATAGTTGTGTTGGTGCTATTAAATGTAGCATTGGTCAAACAACCGATAAGTTGTCCACCAACATAAACTCCAATGCTATTACCATTAAGTACGGGCATTTTAATTATTGTTTAATTGTTCCAAATTTATTTTCTGTTTTTGTGGAGGATATTCTCCATCGTATTTAACACCATATTTCAATCTTATCAGTTCACTAGCTAATTCAGAATCAGATTGAATAACCGTTCCGATAGGATAACTCCTACCAAACGTATTTACCCATTTTTTTATAAGTCTAACTCTATATGCCATGAACATCAAAGTTTGTGATTTTAGCGTATAAATCGTGGTCTTTATCAAATTGATCAGATTCACCTGAAAAATTTGCCCAACCAAAACTTTCATTATTAATAGTTCCGCTTGTTTGTCCCTCCAATGCAGCTATAACTGCATCATTTACTTCGGTAACCTTATCATAACTTGTTGCATAACTTGTTACCTCAATACTCCATATATAACCGCAAGCCTTTGCAGTACGCTCTTTAGATACAATGCGACAAACGCAATAGGGTGCTTTTTCCGTTTCCGGCACCACAACAGGATAGACCTTGTGTTTGTCCCCAGCTTTATTTGAGCCAATAATTGACTGCAAAGTCGCATCATTTTCTAATATGTATGTTACAGCTTTTAGCATACTATTTAATCCAAGTTCCTCCTGTATTTTTTATGGTTCTTTTCATATATGACATTAATTTTCGCTCAACGCTTCCAGTTATATTAGTCTCAACTTGTTTTTTAGTCTGTTCAAATGCTGGCCTCATAAATGGATATGGTCTAACAAATCCAATATTTCTTTTGCCAGTTTTTTTTGAACTTACTAATCTATGACCATATTCAACTAAATGTCCATGATAACCATAATATCTACCCTTTTTTCTAACAGGCCCAACATGAACCAATCCTACTTCCTTTGATTTTCTTTGAGATAATTTAACTGGCCCAATTGAATTTTCAAGTCTTCCTGTTCCAGTTACCTTTTCTCTTCTAGCTACAATGTTTTTAGCTACATTAATCAAAGGTTTTGCAGCATCAGCATGAGCAGAACCCATAACCCTATGATTTACTTGATTAGGTAAACCCTTTAAAAGAATATCTATTTCTACTATTCCTGTAACTGATAACCTAACGCTCATGTGAAATAAATTTCGTCTAAAAGGTTACTTGTAATCTTCATCCATCTATTTCTGCCTTCATTAGTAGTCAGAATATTTAAGATTTCATACACTTGAGTATTATGGACAATTCTCATAGTCCTAGTTATATCTGATCTATAGCGTATAGTCCATTCTGTATTTTGAAAATAAGTTAATCTATCTTCAACTACAGCAGTATTACCGCTAACATCAAATTTCCTAGCATTAACCATAGGATACTCATCAATCAATTCCCAATCAGTAATTTTATCTTCATTACTTTCGCCATTTACAATGGTTGGCTTAATGAAATAAATTTCTTGATCAAGATGACCAATAAGATTTTTATGTCCCAACATAAGCGAATGATATTATCTTATTTACTTCAGACTCACTTAATTTGGCAAATAACAAATTGATTTCATATTCCTCACCAATGAAATAATTAAACTTCCATAGATTTTCATTGCTTTTAACATCAATTAAACCTGGTACATCCATAGGAGGCACCTTATGATATTTATAACCTTTTGTTTCAATCCTCATTGTGCTATTATTATCTAATCCACGCTGAAGATTGTCATCCCAAATGTTCCAGCCTACATTATCAAGCATCTTTCTACTCATACATCTACCAGCACCATAAGTGCTTTTGCTAAATGTCAATCTACGGCAAGAAAGATTTTCGCTTTCAATATAAGCTGCATCTGAAATTCCAAAAAAGTCATATTTATGAAAATACGGAATATAACAATCTAATAAATCATTGGTGATTAGATCATCAGAACCAATCTCCATCAAATAGTCAAAATCAAAATTGCTAGCCTCTTTTAACCCTTTATTTTTCTTTTTGCCTAATGGATAGTTATCTGCTACGATCCATTTTACATTGTATTTGTTACAAAGTGGGATCATTTCAGGTTCTGATATTACAGCTAATACTTGTATGTTATAAAGTGGGTGCTTACGCAACCGCTCAATACCCATAAAGCATAACTCTGTTATTTCAGGTCTACGCCAAACGGCTAAATAAATAAGAAGATTAATCGGGGTATCCAGCATTCCAACTAACCTTTATGGTATCAAGTAATGCCTGACTATTCCAAGAGATAGTATTCCAATTCATCATATTAATGCTACCAGCAACTTCATCCTGTCTATTTTCAAACATAGATGCTACTTGTAGCAACATTGCTTGTTTGATTTGTTCAGGTAAAGGCTCATTCACATTAGCATCATAACCAGCAGTATATTCAATATTGATTGCTTGTGGATACTTTCTTACATCAGTAGGCCATGTATCAACTTCACCATCCAAGCCCAAAGCAAAAAGACGGCAAATTCCACTATGGGAATCAACCGCAAAATCTGTTCCTTCAACCAACGTAGTAGTTGTTCCATCATCATTTAAATATGTAAATGAATTAATGGTTTGAACAGGCCCGTATGGAACTTTGATCGGCTCTCCATCTAATGGGAAAGTATCTAATTTGATTCTTCTTTCTTGTGTAATAAACGACAGACCAGCATATTTCTCACACATAATCCTTGATGATTTAATCAAAGATGTAATGTATGCGTCTTTAGCTGTACCCTGATACTCAATATGTATTTTGGCCTCATTAAGACTAATGGGCTCCTTGTCCGGCTGATCTATTACCCTTGAATAAGTAATCATTTTTTAAGCTGAATCAAATCTGATTTGAATTTTTTCAATTCTTCTGCTGTAACTTCAAGTGCCACACCCTTATGGGCAACGACATCTTTTTTCAATAGAAAGGTTCTTTTAGGAATTGCTTTTGGCATATAGGGTTAATTAAGAGGGCTAGATTTCTCCAGCCCTCTATGGTTAATTAATTAGGTAAGAGCAGGCAGATCAGTAGCGTCCCAATCTTTGCAGATAGAGAACTCTTTAGGCTGCTCAATCTCTACATCCATGAATGCGTTTACAACAAAACGCTTGGTTCCGGCAAGAGCTTGAGTATAAGGATCGAACAGAATGTCCAAACCACCCCAAGTTCCAAGAACAGCACCCTGCCAGTAGTCAGAATAGATGATTCCGCAAAGATCAGTTTGACCACCTTCGCTGAAATCAGAAGGAACAACTTCAGATGTGAACAAAGGACGGCCAATCAAACGACCACCAAAATCATAAATGAAATTACCTTCTACACCGTTAGTTTGTTTAGGAGTATTTGCAAGAGCAAATTCACCTGATGCGTTAGTAACGAAACCAGCAGCACCAATACGGCTGTTAGCAGTTTTAACATCACGGATCATGCTGATAAGAGCAGCATAAGTCATGTTATTTTGTGATCCTGATCCAAGTGAAAGTACGTTTACACCTGAATAGTTAAGAATACCAACAGGCTCATTAGAACCACCACCAACAAGAACCGCATCATCAACGGTCAACTCATAACGGCGTGTGATGATATTGCGAAGATGTTGCTCAAGAACAAAAGATGACTGAAGCATCATTTGTGAGGTAACATCTACATACATACCAGTACGCTTTGGTTGCATTTTGATGTTGTCGTAAGCTGGTACAGACTCATCAACGTTAGATGTTTCAGTTTCCCAAGAGAAACCTACATCTGTAGTGTGGCGTGGCCATTGTACATCACCACGCAGACCAGTCATTACGGTGATTCCAAGCTGTGACACAATTGGATTAGGATTCAATACAGGAATAAGTCCCATCAGATCAGTTGCTACAACATCACCACCTTCAGTACCAACATTAAGAGCAGCTTTCTGCTTACCAATCTTGATAAATTTAGATGGGATAGCAATGTTGCCTGATACGCTAACTCCACTTTCCTTTGCTTCACGAACTGCTTCCTGATACATTTCAGCTTCCATACCTTCGTTATGGAAACGATCTTTCTTTTCAGCAATTCCCTGAATTTGTTTTGCTAATGAGTAAGATTTAGCAATCTTATTCAATTCACGAACTTCAGATGCATTGTCCTGAACTGCTCCAACAGCAGAAACAGATGATGCTTGTCTTTTAACAATTTCAGCAGCACGCTTTTCAGCACGCTCAAGAACTTCGATTTCAGAATCAAGTCTAGTAATTTGTTTGTCAAGACCTTCAAGAGTTTTTACCTCTTCGGCTGACAGGCTTTTTTCTTTAGCCTTATTTGCGATTGCAGCGTATGCATCTTCCAATGCCACACGCTCCTCACGCTTTGCTTTCAGATTATCCATTTTTGTTTTTAATTTGGTTTAAACGATTTAAATATAATTGAGCATTAGGGTCTGGTTGATTCAGGTCTTTCTCAATCTTTTCTACATCAACAGCAAGGTCTTTGCCTTCAATAAGATCAAGAATTTCCTGTACTTTCATTGCCTTCAGTTGATTGAACGGAACATCAGGCAGCATCATTGAAACGGCACGAATGGCATCATTAGCCCTATCAATAGAAAGCTTAATTGCCTCCTGGTTCATAGGAATATTTACTACTGACCATTCAAGTAATTCTTGACCATCATAGTAATAAGTACCTTTCTCCGTTTTTCCATTGCCAGTAGGTAAAATACCAACGCTGGCAGCATTGAGTGAACCAAAGACAAGTTTCTTTAAAATCTTGTCAGCAATTGGGTTAATTTCAGCAGGCTCAAATTCAGCTTCTGCTACAATAACCTTTTTGCCGTTGAATGAATCAACACTTACTTCACTTTTTCCAATCACCATATCCGGATTAGGATCGGTGAAATATGAACCATGTACTGCGTGCTGATAGCCAACAATAGGGTTCATTTTATAGTTTTCAAATGACCAATTTTCCATATTGATCACTTCCTTGCCTCTATCTTTTGCCCCTGTAGAGATGATGAATTTCATCTTACGGCTCTCAAGAACCGTATTTGGATCAAAAGATTTGGAAAGGATAGATGCTTGTATATCCTTTTTAATCATTTTGTATAGTGGTATTTAGCGTTTGTTTTACTTGTAAACTTTCTGTAGGCTTTTTCAGTTTCTTCTCCATTTTCTTCGCCTACTTCTTCTTCCATTGGTTCCTCCTCATAATTCTCTTGAGGTGTTACTTTAGATTGATAGAACTCACGCAATTGATCCACCGGAACGTTTGCACCTTGTACGGTGTAGATTTCTCCACCATCGTATGGATTCATATCCTCACGCTCCCTGATCTCATTTCCGTTCATTCCACCAATATTTCTCATTGCTGTGTAGAAAGCAGCCCTAGATTGGGTGTCACCACGCAATAAACCATTCATGTTAAATTTAACATAGGTATTACGTTTTTCACGCTCACTAAACAGCTTCATATTACATTCTTGCTCAATAACTCTGATCAATGGTAGGATCGTATGTTTAGCAAAAATCAAATCAGATTGCTCTGCATTTGTAAATGTAGCACGTTCAAAATCTTGAGCGAAGACAGGAGGTATACGATAGATACCGTAAATCTTCCTGTCTGTTAATTTTTCTTGCTCAATAAATTGTGCATCTCCAGGTGAAAGCATAATAGGCTCAAAAGACCAACGGCCTGACAGAATTGGGGTTCTGCCAGCCATTAGGTCTTCCTTCCACACCTTTTGATTTTCTGCACGTTGTTCCGGTGTCATGTTACCCTCATAGGAAAGAATACCAGGAGGCTTCTGACCTAGGGCCATTGACGAATATTTTTCTGCTTTTATAGCTTTTCCCATCACTATGGCATTCTGCCGGATAGGACTAATTCCATTTAATCCATCAGTTGAAAACCAACGGAAATGCAATACATCACGGCTTGGATAAACCATGCCATTGATATTGTAATAAGCGTTTCCATCAACTACGTTAATAGATTCGCATTGCCAAGGCTGCAATAGATCAAGACTTCTAACCTCGCCACGACCATTCCTATTTATCCCTATATACGAATTACCCCATGAATCAGCATGAATCATTGCCGTCATAAACATATTGGCAGAAGACATATAGCTGTTGGGCTGGTGGGCCAGCGGATAATATACAGGATGCTCTGATAGATTTATTTTACTATCACCATCTTCCCTGTATACGTTTATAGGTAAAGAGGCAATGGTCTGGCTTCTTACGTTAATGCAAGTATATACGGTAGCAAGGCCGTGAGCCCTCTGCTCACTTACTGGTTCATCAGCAAAATTATCGGTGTAACCAATCAGTCTAGCCCACGCTTCTGTCCCCTTCAGATCAAATTTACCTGAAATTGACTTTTGGGATGTGTTCCAAACGTATTTTTCCCAAATATTTTGAAAAAAAGGCTTACTCAAATTTGCAAATTTATCGTAAAAGTATTAGTAACTTTGTAGTAATAAATTAACCAAGTTACAAATGGGCAAAGATTTGCTGACATGGTTTGAGGAAAAGTTCCAAGACCAATTAAAGGCATCTGATACTAGAGTTGATGCTTTCTATAAGACTATTGATAAAATAGGCTTTGAGCCTTACAATTCATACAATAGTTTTAATGCTGCACGATCACGGAAATACAGAAAAAGAAAACCTAAAAAATAATTACCAAGTATCTAAAGTCTGATCATCCATCTCATTGGCTGATACGGATTTAAATTGTGCTAATGCCTGTATACTTGCTGTAATACCAGCGTTTATACCCCCTAATTTCTGCACTCTAATATCCCCTTCCTTATTTCTGCCCAATTGGGTATTCATATTTTGCCAAGCCAACACGGGATTATTAAAATGTTCTATCTGATTTGACATAAGCATTTCTTCCCATGCACGGGTTGGAGTGCTTTGAGACCTATATCCTTGACTTATAGGATTACATTTGATTCCAGCCTTGATTAATGATTGCACAATATCATGGTTCAGTAGAGTCAAATTAAAGGCTATTGAATGAACATTATACAACTCAAGCATTTTCATTATTTGGTTGTATGCAAAGTCATTTTCAACCACGTTACCTTCACATATTGCAATCAAGCCCTGATTAGCCCATGATTCAAAGTCTACACGGATATTACTGCTACGGATTGCATCATTTGGCATCCAAAACAGCGGTAGAACTGCGTGTATTTCACCCCTAAAATGAGGGAAAAACAACACAAAAGCGTTCATTGAAAGACCTGATACAATATCCAATCCACCATAACATTCTAATCCCTGTAGGTCTTTTAAATTAAATCCATGATGATTAGCCTTCCAAATTTCATTTGCGATCCATACTTCCGGTGTTTCACACCATTCGTTAAAGTTTAATGTTTTTACATCAACCATTTTGCTACCACCTTCGTTTTTAGCAGCAGCCAATCGACTTCTTAAAAATTCAGGAAAAACACTTATACCAATATTAGGATTGCATTTTTGCCAAACCTCCTCATTTGATATATCATCATTTTTATCCAATTCAAAGATAAATGGGAGATAATTATCATCTGTAACAACACCTTCAAGTATCTCAATTCCTGACTTTCTTAACTGCTGAAAACAAGGGCCATTCTTTTTAAATCCGGCAGTTGTAATGCAGAATATTAAAGGCTCCGCTCGTGCAGCTTGAGCAGATTCTAATGCATTTAATAGGCCATCTGTATCAGCCATCGCATATTCATCAATTAAGCCTAGTGACGGGTTGTATCCATGTTTTGTTCCGGCTGATGCGGAGGTGTTATTTGTAGCTTCTTTTGATAAAGGTTTAATAAAACCATCTCTAGTTTTATGAACAATATTCACAATATTTTCCTTGTATTTAAAGAGGTTCACCTCTCCATCCTCAATAAACTCATATAATGCCGGACTCTGCTCAATAAGCTTTCCTGATATGTTTACGCATATTTTTGCCTGATCCTCATTATTTGCCCCAACAAATATCTTTGGTGTTTGTATCCTGTTATCTGCAAATAAATGGTAATTAGCTAATACCCCACCAATTGTCGTTTTGCCATTTTTCTTTGCTACCTGGACATATACTTTTCTTACCCTTCTTAACTTGGTTTCCGTATAATACCAACCGAATATCTGCTGGAAAATAAATGCCATCCAAGGCTCAATAGACACGGGTAAGCCTCTCCATTTGTCTTCCCACAAACAGCAATATTTTTCCGCAAAGTTTACAATCTTATTAGCTTCTACTTCATCAAAATAAATGTCTTTCCGATCCAAATCAGAAAGAAATCTTTTGGCTGCTAACTTGATTAAATACCCTGTTGCGTTTTCGTTTTTGGGATCAAGAACCCATCGTGCATAGGTCTCTGCCCTACTCATTAAATATCAAATGTTTTTGGCTTTTTGGATACACCTAATTTACCACCAAACATCTTTGCTCTGTCTGCCGGATTCATACCAAATTTACCTGAATGTTTTAATATATTCTGATAGGCATTTTTCATCACGGTAAACTCCGGCCTGATCTGACTATACCCATTGTTTGATCCGGTCTGAAATGAGTATCCTTCACGCTGGCAAAATTCCAAATTACTGAAATACAAATCATACTCATTAGCCAGCATAGCAATCTCTATTTCATCTATTTCTAGTATCCCTATTTGGGAAACATGGGCTTTTATTAACTCAAAATACTGCCTTCCATTTTGCGAAAGCCAATTTGGGAAATCTAATTGTGCAGACATATATGTTGGAACAATGTTAAAAATTGATTTTATCTCTGCAAAAGTATTGAATTTGATCAAATTTCCAATGTTTGAACCCCCCTCATAGGAAAGATTAAGAAGAAAAAGTCGCTTTGCGGCTGGTCTCCGTCCAGGACGATAAATTTTGACCTAACCCCCTGATAATCAATGAGTTACAATAATTAACTAGCGTTCGTTAGTATTAAAAAGTGCGAAATTGGCCTAAATTCGCAGTTGACGTTTGTCTATGTGAGTTTTTCAGGCCAATGTATTGCTCCAATTCGGGAAAATTCCAGGTTTGGGACTGATATAATAGTTTACCAATTAACGTTCGTTAGTTAATGCCAGGCAATGCTTTGCCGATTGTTTGCAATTGACACAAATCAGGATCAGGCAAAATATTTTACCCGCTATTGTTTTGCGTATGTTTTACATATTATATTTGGCCTATGTTTAACTCAAACCCAAACACAATGAAACAACCATTTTCTTACATCGGATCGGTCAATAGTTCTGCCAAAATTGAGAAGGGGGCCAAAATCCGCCTTGATACTTTCATAGTCTATTTAGCTCCGGCTAACCTGTCAGGTTATGAGACTTGTCCCCTTCGCTCAATTGCTTGCACTAATTCATGCCTTAACAAATCAGGCAGGGTCATAATGGATACAGCTAACGTAATTGAGACAGCCCGAATAAATAAGACCCGCTTTTTTTATGAAAATAGGCCTGAGTTTATGCGATTGCTAGTCCGTGAGATCGCAAACGCAGAACGCAAAGCCATAGCAAAAGGAAACAAATTTGCAGTTCGTTTAAATGGCACTTCAGATATTAGCCCTATAGTATGGAAGCACGAAGGGAAGACCCTTTTTGAGATATTCCCTAATGTGACGTTCTACGATTATACCAAAGTATTAAACCGTTCACGGATTGCAAATCAGTTTAAAAACTACGATTTGACTTTCAGCTATTCCGGCGAAAATTGGAACGAATGCGAATTAGCTTTAAATATGGGCTTGCGTGTTGCTGTAGTTTTTAACGTTAAAAAGGGCAAGCCATTGCCGGCATTTTACAAAGGTTTTGCAGTCATTGACGGGGACACAACAGACTATCGGCCTGCCGATCCTTCCGGCGTTATCGTTGGCCTGCGATTTAAACGTATCAAGGGCGGAAAGGTAGCAAACCAATCAGCGATCGATTCAAATTTTGTTATTTCTGATTTTTAAACAATTAAACCCAAAACCATGATAGAAACTAAAAAAACTATTTTAGTCGAATTAGAAAACGATTTGCAAGGTCTATCGACTTATTCCGTTTATTATTCATTTAATGAAATAGAATTTAGTGGCGAGGTGAAATTTTATAATGATGGAAGAAATCAAAGTCCATATTTTGAACCACTAGAATTTAGTGATAAAAACAGCAGGCTATTTTATGAGGAAAATTGGGAACAAATCGAACTAGAAATATTTGATCGTTTGCCATAGGTTAACTGATGAGCCCTGAATGGGCGAAACGTGGTGCAATTGTGCCACGTCTTAACCAAACCCAAAACAATGAACGACAACGACAAATTTTTTGCGATCCTTTGCCTAAAAATTAGGGCAATCGGACAACTGCCACAAGATCAAAAACAGCGGGCCAAAATTGAACAGATAAAAAAGCTTAACCGGCTTTATTCTGCTGTGCTTATTGATGTAAACGAATTCCGCAAAGCTTTGGATCTTGTTTTTGTTCAATAGTTTAAGGGCTTCGGCCCTTTTTTTGTTCCCTGTTTAATCCTAAATCAATTTAAACCCATGTAAACGACTGCAACCATATTGCCCGAATTGGCTAGCTAGTGACTGCCTAGGCTGCACTTTTTGCAATCCGCAAAAAGTAGCACAATACAGCACGCATATACTAACTAACACTAGTTAGCCTAACTAACACTTGTTAGCCTAACAAACGTTAGGTAGCTTACGAACGGTCGTTAGGGCTTCAAAAGTAGCATACTAAAACATTGCCGACATTGGAGACAAAAACCTGGCGAAATTTTGAAATCATAAATTGAAAAATGTATTTTTTTAAAAAAAATAACATTAGATCAAGGTTTTAAAATTATTTATAAATCTTAGAAAAATATTAATTAGAAAATCAGTCAGCGTTTTTCCAAAATATTAGCAGAAAGTACCCTAAAATTTACTAGAAATATTATGGATAATTTTGCTAAGATTTTCTAGACTTTTTCCTAGGCTTTTTTTGAGCAATATTCTCCGCATTTTTCTCCGCATTTTCTGCTGAATTTACCGGAATATCAGGGTATTCAAACAGGACATAATACCCATCATTTGGGTCAATGTATACCGAGAATTTTTCAGACAATTCTACCGAAGATTTGTCATCATTTTCAATTTTGACTTTTTCAAAAGTGCCCTTTCTCTTTTCTAGCATTTTTGGAAATCAGTTTGATTTTTTCATTTTATCTTTCATTTCATGCCCTTCACTTGAAGATTTGCGATCGTGATGGTATCGGCACAAAGCTTGTAGGTTATTAGGGTCTAGGGCATCACCCCCATCCTTAATTCGATGCTTATGGTCAATGGTATTGGCTGCTACCGTTTTGCCCTCCTTATAACACATAATGCAAATGTTATTAGGAACTAGTTTACCATCTTCTAATGTAGTATAGCCTAGGATAAATGACTTTCTTATACTTCTCCATTGCTGGGAGTGGTAAAAGGGTTCATACTTACGCTGTTTGTATTCCTGAACCCAAGGTCTTTTAATCTTACTTACTTTCATCTGAGCATATTTTTATGCACATCATACCAAACATTTAATCCTACACAAGCAGATTGAATGTATGACAAATCCCTACCACTCAATACTTTATCTTTAACATCTAAATATCCTTTGTATTGTGCCCAATCATAACATACCTTTTTGCTTTCTTCAAAGCCTAAAGGTTTATAATGCATACTAAAGCCTTGTTTGGGCCTTTCAGTAAATGACATCTCAAATCCTAGTTTATGCAGTATGGCCTTTAAAAGCGTTTTATTGCCCTTATAACGATGTTTCTTTTCAGGTATACTTAATGCTGCCTCAACTAATCTATGGTCTAGGAATGGGCTTCTTACCTCTAATCCATGGCACATGGATGCAAAGTCTAATGTTCGGTTAATGTCAAACTGAACAAAGGTCAATAATTCTGTTACTCTGCTGCTTGGCTTACCATTATGTTTAAGCCTGTAAGCATTCATTAATCCTTTTGGATAAATTGATCCACGGAACAAATGATGATTTTGCTTGATAGATTCTTGATCATTATCCCCTTGTATTCTATCGTATCCAAAAAACAACTCATCTGCTCCATTGGCAATAACAGCTACCTTTCCATATTGCCTTGCGTGTTTAGCTGTGATCCAGGGTATGGCACCAGCCATTGTAGGTTCACCTGACTTTTCTGAGTAATCAGTAAGGATTTGCCAAATGTGATATTCTTGTGGATCAACAATACGAAGATTGATATTGTATTTACTAGCAACTGCATTGGCATAACCTTCTTCAGGACTACGCAAATGAACAGCTTGAGTATTTTTAAATCTACTTGCAACTAATGTAGAATCAATTCCTCCCGATAGAAATATATTGATTGGAACATCCGATACCTTAACTGCGTCAATGGCATCATTAACAAATGGTTCTATATCTTTTACTTCAGCTATTGTATCTATGTCATACCACTTTTCAACCTTTAACTTTTTTGACTCTACATTGTAGGTAAGCATTTCACCGGCACATAGTTTCTTTATGCCTTGCAAAAGATGATCAGCACCCATCAAAGCACCTAGCATGAAATAACGATCCAAAGCCTGATGATCAATACTCCACCTTTGTTTTAAATTATAAAGTGCTGCGGGAGTGGAGGCAAAATAGAATGAATCTTCTGTTTGGTAATAGTACAATGGCTTTTGACCAAAACGGTCTACAACACAAGTAATTGTTTTCTTGTTCTTATCGTATAAACCAAAAGCAAACATTCCATTACTACGATTTAATGCAGTATCAAGACCATATTTCTCTGCAAATGCAAGGAATGTATGGGCATCGTTACCTCCGGTTATATTGCCTAAATCGTCATAGGCATTGATATATCCTCTTAACTCGTTGTAATTGTATATTTCTCCATTATAGGTAAGAACATAATTCCAAGATTGAATAGGCTGTCTACCGTTCTTGGTAAGATCAATAATTGATAGCCTGGTATGTGCAAATCCTACACTATCCACAAAAAGCATTGCCTGATCATCAGGGCCACGGTGCTTTAATTTTTCAACGGCTGTTGGCAACCATTCTTTTCCGTTTCCGGCATATCCAGCTATTCCACACATACTACACTAATATTTGGATGATACGGATTAAAGGGATTCATCATAGGCCATGATCCTTTATTAGCAGTAACGACTAAACCATTACCTTCTATATCACTAACTAGCAGAATCTTTCGGCCTGTTTTTAAGGTGTAATTCCAACCATCATCATCTAACTTTCTATTCTTAGTTGGTGCAAATAATTTCCAATTAATGTCATCTAATAATTCAGCACTATAAATTCTTCCACCACCAATGGGCATTGCAGGCTTATAATCTATGGTATAAAGCTTTCTGTTACTCTTAACTTTAAACCTTCTTAAACCTATAAAATGATAACCTTCTCTTATTTTATTGCAAGCATTAACAACAAAATCCTTACCTAATTCATCATCTGAACCAAGTATTATAACAGGATTAGCTTTTATTCGTCTTGCCTGATCAACTCCCTTTTGCCATTTTAGACCTAAAGGATTGTTTTCTGCTTTTACGATATGCAGCAGTTTGTTTTCTATTTTTTGAAAGTGAACCACTTCCCTGTGGTCGCTTACGACTAACACTACGTTTGTTAGTGGTTGATTTTGGAATATGTTGTTGATCAAACCAGTTGTCAGTTCTACTCTTCTGTGTGTTGCTATTACTATGGTTGGATTCATATTTACCTAAAAATTCTCCAAATGTCTTAATAATCCAGTAATCACCACCAGCTTTTTTGACATCTTTTTCAACATCCTTCTGATATATACTTTGACGATCTTGACCATATTTTACTTCTATCATTACAAATTTACCATCAATACACGCTATTATATCACCTATCCCTCTTCTAACTTTACTTTTAACCCATCTCCCAAGTTTAGCAATGTATTGACCTTGTGATTGTATCCTAGATGCAAAATGACCTTTGTATTCTAAATACTTGATGATATTATTTGTAATTACATTAGTCTCAGTCATAGATGGAATAGACTTTGAAAGCTTCACAATAATGGTCATAAGGTGCCTGATTTGTATAGTAGGTACTATTAACCTTGATCATATCCTCTGACATATAAGCCCTGTGTGATTGACTATCATATTGCTTACACGCATTTATTTTAGCATCCACATTGCCTTTGCTTAAACTAACAAAATAATTAGGATTAAACGATCCATTCCAAGGATGCATATAACTCAATATGTTAGTGTATTTAAAAGCCCTTAACGTTTCTTGACCAACTACTGAATGATCCTGATGAATGTCTGCCGGATCGTGTGTAAAAATAATATCAGGTTGAAATGATGACCTATAAACACATAAATCAGAAAGCAATGATTGTCTATAATACGACATTGTTCTAGTGTCGTATGTATTTAGAATGTAATTGTCAACCCCTAATTCTAGCATAGAACGCTGATGTTCTAGCAATAAGGTCATATCATTTACATAACTAAATACATAAACACGAACATCATGCCCTGCTTGAATTAATTTATGAATAGTGCCACCACAGGACAACTCAACATCGTCCGTGTGGGCACCTATAAATAAAATCTTTTTCTTATCAGAAAGGAGCATCATCCTTTTTAATGAATGGCTTAACGCTGAATTTATTAGGATCAGCCTTTTGTGGACTAGCAATTACCACTCTAAATCCATCCTGATTGTTAGGTAATGCTTTCAATGATGCAAGACCTTCTTCTTTAAAGCTGATGACAAAATATTCACCATACTTACCTTCTTTACGCTTGATGTAAACTCCATTGATGTAATCCATAATCGTTTGTTTGTTAATCGTGTTTTTTATATGCTAAATAAATTGTTCCAACTACTAAAAATACAATGTAAACTAATGCAATAATTTCAAGACTAGACATATCTGTTGATTTTATAAAATAACAATACTATAAGTGCTAAATAGATTAATGTCATATTTTTTTAGCTGGTATGCCTACCCAAGTCTCGTCATCCGGCACATCTTTAGTTACTACCGCTCCGGCTCCTATCGTGCAATTATTACCAATCTTTACTTTCTGTTTCACAAATGCATTGCATCCAATAAATGTATTATTGCCAACTTCTGCTGATCCTCCAATAACGGCTCCAGCAGATATAAGGCAATTGGAACCTATTTGTGCATTATGTCCAATGTGAACTAAACTATCAATGGCTGTATACTTACCAATTATTGTTGATCCGGTAGTACCACGATCAATATTGACAGAATTGTGAATTGTCACATAATCCTGAACCACAACATCCCCTAAATGAGGAATGCGTTTGTTATGACCATTCTCATCCTTATCATATCCAAATCCAGCACCACCTATGGTGCAATTACACCCAAAGGATACCTCATCTCCAATTATGCAATCTATATGAACTTTAGTTCCGGTATTGTATGTATGAAATGTATTGGTCACAGGAAATTCTTCTAGGGCTTCGACAAATGCTTTTTTAGGATCAGATACAGGAAAATTATTGGAGCGAACAATGAGAACATTATCCTCCTTAGAGTACGATATTTCTTTCGGTTTAAGGCCACTATATAGCTGGCGGTAATTGCTCATTGATTATCTCATTAATTTTATCCAATTGCTTTTGCAGTTTGCGTAATTTAGCCTCTTTAGCTTTCGCTTGAAAAGCGTGTTCAGCAGCCAACTTATTATGGCTTTCTAATTCTGTTTTTAATTTAGCTATTTCTTCATTAATGTTCATAAGGAAAATATTTTACTTGACCATTTTGTCTAATTGCTTTTGTAACCTTCTTTCTATTTTCAAATGGTGATACATAAGAAACATGAACCCAATCGGGTTCTTGATCTGTTCCAAACTCCCAAATCACCTGATCAAAATCTAATGTATTTACAATGCACCAAAAAATCTGTGCATTGGTTCCAACTCCGTAAACGTGAGCATCAAGATCACAAGCACAACCGACCATGTGCTGCGATGATGGTGAACCTCCTACAAATTCATTCAGTTTTGGTGATCTGTATCCTGATGTTACTGCTAATGGCCCACCAATAAATTCTCTCACCGGATCAAGCACAAATTTAGCTAATGATGTCAAATTAGTAAGAACAGCCAAATTAGGAACATTGTGTAATCCTAATGCTCTTAATTTAGCCTGATTTTCAGGGCTAGTGGCAATCAATTCCTGTATTGTAAAATACTTGGATATTTTATCCTTCGGGTTCATTCAAAAATATTTTAACTTTTGATCTGATGGCATCTATACCACCATGTTCTTTAATAGTGCTAACCTTTAAATATAAAGGCACTTGAATCTTTAAATTATCCCTGTCTTTATAAGGCTTTCTGCCCCCACCTTTTCCTTTTGGCATATATTAATTTTTTAAAAAACAGAGCCAGCAAAAAATACCTAACCCATGAAAATCAGGTAGCTGGCCCTGTTCAGTTAACTAAACCCGTGACAAAAGTATTAAATCTATGTTATTCTGCAAATAAAATACCATAAAAAAAATATTAGATAAATATTGACTTATATGTTTTATCTATGTTTATTGCATACATATTTAAAACAAACCCAACTATGGACAATTACATTATGTGGACAATCTCAATTACAGATTTAGCCACAGACGAAACAACCACGGAATCGTATTTTGACAATGCAGAGGCATATTATAGTTTCTTGCATATCTGCAAACGTTTTCATCTTAAATGGCATAACCTTATGATTCGTGAAGATGGACATCTGCAAATTGCCATTGGCCAGGATGATGAATTTTGTGTTAAGTTATCTCAACAACAACTAATTAATGTAGGATGATATACATTTATAAATACGCACCTTGGATCGTGTATTTGCTCGGCAAACGACAATTCCAAAAATACATAATTATACAAAAATGGAGTAATGTAATAGGATTACAATCAGCTATATTACTTTACGAAAAAATTGAAACCGATAAACAAATAAGATATGAAAATTAAAATTGTAGAACACAAAGTTGAATCCTGTCCACAAGGTGGAATATGGGATGCTTACATTGATGGTAAAATTGTAGCTTGCAGGGCTTTTGTAAATCAGGAAGACAAATTTAAGTCATTAAAAGAAGTCATTGAAAAAGCTAAAAACAAGATTCAATTAGAAGTAGAAACTTTTGTAAACGAAACACAATTAGATCAAATATGAAGAACCTAGCAGAAATTCAGTCAGCAGTCAAAGCCAAAAAGTCCAACTATAACTCATTTGGCAAATATCATTATCGCAATAAAGAGTCTGTTCTTGAGGTAGTTAAGCCATTAGTAAATCCACACGGATGGTTTATTAAAGTAGATGACGATTTGGTAATGATTGGTAACCGCTACTACATTAAATCAACCGCTACTTTAAGTAATGGCAAAGAAACATATACCGCTTGTGGATGGGCAAGGGAGGCAGAGGTAAAAAAAGGAATGGATGATTCACAGATTACAGGAAGTGCATCATCCTATGCTGGGAAAATGGCCTTACAAAATCTTTTAGCACTTGATGATGGTGGCCTTGATCCGGATGGAACAAACGATCACGGGGTAACCGAAAAACCTAATAACGATGTGCTTGTGTCAGCCATCAAAGCCTGTGATACGGAGGAAAAATTATATGCATTGTATTCCGCAAACAAAAAAGCTGTGGAAGAATCTACTGATCTCAGAAAATTATTTACTCAACAAAAGCTTAGTTTCAAATGAAAAATGTATATAAATCATTAGCAATTGCTGTGGCCTTATTTGTAATCATTATCGTTGCATCAGAAATTTATAGAGATTTTTTAACTGATAAGCATACGATTGGATTGACAATTTTATTGGTCATTAACTTTTTGTTTATAACGTATTATGTAATAATTCAAACCATTAAATCCTTAAACGATGAGTGATACCTGGAAACAAGATCGTGCCGGAAAATGGACGGCAAGTGAAATATGGAAACTATTTGTTGAGCCTAGGAATAAGGCAGACAAAGATGCCGGTAAATGGAGTGAAACTGCTGATGCGTATATAACAGAGAAAGCTGTTGAACGATTGACTGGTGAAAGACAGCAATATACCAATAAGGCCATGGTGCATGGAATAATGAACGAAACCGATGCTTTGCAATATTGGAGTGAGGTAACAAAGCAAAATTGGACTTACACTAATCGTCAGTTTTTTGCTATTGATGATATTTCCGGTGCTAGTCCTGATGCTGTACTATATGATGGTATAGATGTGGTCGCAGTTTGCGATGTCAAATGCCCTCAGTTTATGACATTTTTTACTCAGCGTAAAGCAATGATTGAAGATGAACCTATTGAAAGGCAATACTTTTATCAATTGCAAATGCAGATGATGTCTTGTAAGGCTCCTAAAGGATTTCTTGTATATTATTTAGCCAAAGAATTTGCTAATACATTTACAGGAGAAGTTGAGCATAGGTTTGATCTCCCGTTAGAACAAAGGATTTTTTTTAGACAAGTTGATGCTGATCAGGCTGTGCAAGATGAGATGAGAAAGAAAATACATAAGGCAGAGGCAAGATGTCAGGAAATTATATCCATGTTAAAAAATGAGTTACTTTGATAATGAAAAATTTGAAGATGTGTGCAAGATGGTCTGCTCAAATCTTACCCTTAAAGAATTGGCTGCATACTATAATTGTAATGAATCTACCTTGCATAGTTATATTTATCAGCATTCTAGGCAGCTTGGTGTCAATGGTCGTTGGGGATTAGTTTTATATGCATTAAAAAATGGCATTGTAAAACCTGAACAGATATGGCTAAAATAAGGAATTACGATTATTTGCAAGAGTTGCATTATCTAAAAGACGATCGTTGGGCAAGCGGTGAACTTTGTTATTGGAGAAATAGTGATCTATATTCGCCAAAAGAAAAAGCTAAATTAGAATTAAGATTGAAAAAAATGCTTGGAAAAAATGGATCATATAGATCGAATGCTGGATCGGATTCTTGAATTGCAAAAAGAGAATCAACGCTTGCGTGCTGTAATGGCTAATCTTCGGCTTAGTGCATTAATGCGTGAAGAAATAATTGATTATTTACAAGAAAAACTAAATGAAAACGATAGACAGAGTATTGAAACTACTCAACGAAGAACCAAGATTCAGAGATGATGATGAATTACTTATTGCTACAATATGGTGGCAAGAATGTGATAAGGAAATGACAGCCTTTGGATTTCTGATGAATTATTCTAAAGGAATGTATACATCTGCTGAAAGTATACGCAGATGCCGTCAAAAGCTTCAGCAAGAGTTTCCAGGTTTAAGAGGTAAGACTTGGATGACAAGACATAAAGTTGATTACAAAGAAATTTTTACCAATTAATTATGAAAGCAAAACAATACGTTATTGGGATTTTAATTTGGGGCATTATTAGTTCTACCGTTACATTTATTTTGTGCTGCTTATCGGCAGACCTAATTAATATTTACATAATTGGAATGGCTACTTGGAGATTCTACGTTATGTTGTTATTAAGTAATATGATGTTAACAGCTTTGCTTATAAAATTAAACGACTAATGGAAGAAAAAGTGTTTGGTGCATTTGTGGTAATTCCGTCTAGTCTATTGACAGATATGAAAGTTAGTGCCCCAGCTAAATTGACCTTTGGAGTTATTAGCAATCTTAGCAATCAAAAAGGATACTGCTTTGCTACAAACTTGTATATAGGCAATATGTTAAATCTACATGAAAACACCATATCTAAGCATATCCATGAATTGATTGCAAGTGGTTATTTGCTACGTTATGATGAAATTTTGGACAATCAAACTACCCAAAGAAGATTGACATTGAGCGATCCTGTAAAGGATCAACTGGGTCAACGAAAACAGGGAGGGGGGTTAACGGAAACGTTAAGTG